TAATAATGTGTCGTTCCCAGATCACATTAAGCGAGTCTTAGACTTGTATAAGAACTTTTAATGGCTGTAAAAAAACTTGCACAGCAAATACTTGATGACTTAAAAGCAGTTAATGAAGAGAAGTCTACAGGGCCCATGTCTAGAGAGACCCTTAAAGCGCAGCAAGGGCAAGTTTTAGTTATTAGCGGGCCAAAGTTTAGAAATATATTAAAAGCAATTTTTCCCGGTTTAAACAAAGATAAAAAAGCACTAGATGCAATTTGGAACGGTTGGACCACATATTTATCAGGACAAGGCTCAAAACTTCCACAAGACAGAAAAAACGAGCTACAAGATGCAATAGATTCTTTACAACTACCTCGAGGTAGTCGCGCCTTTATGATCACAAGCTACACCACTATAAGAAAGGCAAAGAGTGGAAAAGGTAAGCTTGGAGAATTAATTAAAGCAAATTATAAAGAAGCTTCAGGATCGGGTCTTGATTTGATAGGTGGACAAGGCTCAAAAGAAGGAGCACAGCTAGGCCATGAAGAAGGAGGAATAGGAGTAGCGACTTCTGGAGTTGCTGCCGCTTCAGCTGAAGCAAGACTAAGAAAGCTAGGTTTTAATAAAAACAGTAGAATAATAAAGCATATTTATAAGTATTATGATGATATGCAGATGAAAATAGAACACACGCAAATAGTAGATGCAAAAGGCGGTATACAAAAGAAGTATGTTCCAATTCTTTTTTGGCAGGCCTCAAAAGCCAACCAAGGAAAACAACTAGATATAGAGAGAGAGTTTACAGCACAGCTACAAAGGAGATTAAGTTCGGAAATAGCAACAATGGAAGGGTCTACTCCTCTTAAAGATGCAGTAGAAATGGTTTTATTTGATGCTGCCGCCCCTGATAAAAAGAGAAAGGGCACAAGAACTGCAGGACAAAAGAAGAAAAGAGTTAAAGATCGTAGCGTAGCTACCGCAAAAGCTAGAGCAAATATAAAGCGAGAAGCCACAATCAGACATGATGATGGAGTAGATGCTAAATCAGTAAGTGCTATAGCAAGAAAACAAAAAACTCGTACTATAAGTCCTTTTAGTTATGTTGCAATGATAAATAAAACGTTATCACGCGTAATACGAAAAAATATGAGACCTCCCGCGCTTCAAAACCAGACAGGAGGTTTCGCTAATAGTGTACGAGTTCAAGATGTTAATACCACTCGTGATGGGTATTTAAGTTTTGGATATACTTATCAAAAAGATCCTTATCAAGTATTTGAAGTTGGAAAAGGTACAGCGCCGTGGTCAACTGCACAAAGAGACCCAAGAAAGTTGATTGATAAGTCAATAAGAGAAGTAGCCGCTGAATTAGCGTTAGGAAGATTTTACACTAGGAGACTGTAATGCCGAATGAAAGAGCGTATACGTCCCGCAGGGCGGGAATAACAACAGCTCTTGCCGAAGTGTTAAGTAAGATTGATGGAAGAGGTGTATTTAAACAGTCAGTTGCAGAAACTAGCCCGAGACTAAAGTTCTGGGATGAAGTAGAGGAATTTCCTGCAATACACTTAAATGCAGGGTCAGAGACAAGGCAGTACCAAACAGGCGGGTTTAAAGATAGATTTTTAAATGTAACGGTTCGCTGTTATGTTAATGAAGAAGACTCAGTAGCAGCGTTAGATGAACTACTCGAAGACGTAGAGACTGTATTAGAAGAAAATAGTCGACTATTGTACCACGATAGAAACGGCTTGGAACAACACACAAATCAAATTACTATTCTCAGTATTGATACTGATGAAGGTGTACTAGATCCTCTTGGGGTAGGAGAAATACTGATAGAGGTTCGCTACTAGGAAAATTCTGGCACGAACAGACGTTCACGACCCAGTCTTTTCAGGTTCATAGGAGATAAACTATGGCACAACAATTATATTTCAGCCGTGATACTCGTATGTTTGTTCAGTTTAGAAACACGACTGACAATACGGAAGCAGCCGCTGATTTAGGAAAAGGTCAGTTGTGGGAGATTCCTGTTCTTGATGGGTATAGTTTCTCACAGACTACAAATACGTCAGAGATAACTCTGGCGGAAATGGAAAGTAGTGCTGGTGTAAGTAGAAGGGGTCGTCGTATGTTTACGGACTCTCTTGCCCCTGCAGAATATTCTTTCTCCACTTACATTCGTCCTTTCAAATCTGTAGGACAAACAGCACTTGGAACAGCAGCAGACGGAGTAAAAGGTGCAGAAACTGGAAGCAATACAGAAGTTCACGCAGTAGAAGAGGTATTCTGGGCATCTATGTTCGGAGCTGATACCTATACTTCTCAGCAGTATACTCGTGGAGTAAATGCTGTTAGCGGAAATGTTCTCATACCAGGAGCTAATAATAGTGTAATTACTATTCAAGAGTCTAACCGATCTGCATTACACTCGTTTGTATTATACTTTATGATCGATACTGACACTAGTAATCCTCTTCTTTATCGTTTACCAGAAGCGATTATTAATGAAGTTACAGTTGATTTCGATGTTGATGGAATTGCAACTCTTAACTGGTCAGGATTCGCAAAAGAAGTTCAAGACATATCAGAAAAAGTATCTCTTTCCGCCCGCCATGATGCAACAGTATCAGGTGGAAGAAAGGGAGGCGGAAATCTGGTTCTTGGAGACCTTGTAGTTGATACAGGAAACAGCAGAGCAGTACATATCTGCAGTAATGTATCAAGCACTCAAGCTACTGTAACACAAGCAATTGACGAAGCAACTACAAGTACACAGAACTTTATTCGAAACCGACTAACTGCTGTAGATATTGAAACTGCAGACCAAGCGGATAAAGTATCAGGAACCTTCCCCGGAAGTTTTGCTACTGTTACAGGCATTACAGCAGCTAACCCTGCCGTAGTAACTGCAGCTGCTCATGGGTTTGCAATCGGAGATGTAGTGCGAGTAACAGGAACTTGTGGTATTACAAAATCTGGAGCAGACGTTCTTGACGGAGTAGACCTTACTATTGCTTCCGTTACAACCGATACATTTACAACTTCTCTAAATCTATCCTCGGGAACTTCAGGATCGTTCAGTGGAACACCAGTTGCCGCAAACGGTAAGTACAGTCTAACATTGACTGGAGGTAGTTTTAACATTGGAAACAATATCACCTACCTTGTACCAGAAGAATTGGGAGCAATTAACAAGCCGCTAGAACACGTAACAGGAACACGAACCGCTACAGGTAACGCAACTTGTTACATAACGCTTGATGATGCAGATACTTCAGCGGGTACGTCACGACAGTTCTTTAATGACTTGGTTGGTACAGCCGCTATGTCAAAGGTTGTGAATAAGTTTAAGGTAACAATGCATATTGGTGGATCTGCCGCTACAGGCAACAACACCGACCCTGCACTTAAAGTTATATTCCCAACTGCACACATTGAAGTACCGACACACTCGATTGAAGATGTTATTTCACTTGAAACGAACTTCACAGCTCTTCCAACAGACTTTGGATCTGCTGACGAAATAACTTCTATCACATACTTCCCACCTGCAACATACTAAGGATAAGGGGCTTCGGCCCCTTTTTCCCCCCACCCCGCAAAAATAATTCTTGACATTTTTTGTGTTTTACCGTATAATTAAATTTTAAATAGGATCAGAGTAATGCCCGACACAGTAGAGAAAAAACCAGAAGTTTCATTAAAGAGTCTCATGACTCCAAGTAAGACAGTAGCTATAGAGTTTCCACGCTTTAAAAACATGACGGTGGATCTATGCTATTTAGCAAGAGAAGAACTAGTTAAACTTCGTAAGAAGTGTCTGACTACAAAATGGGATAAAAAATCACATCAACCTATTGAAGAATTTGATGATGAAAAGTTTATTGTAGAGTACTGCAAAGCAGTAATTAAAGGGTGGAAAGGTTTAAAATATTCATACCTAGAAGAGCTTCTTTTGGTGGATATAAGCGGCCTTAACCCAGAAGACTGTTTGCCCTATACTCAGGACAATGCAGAGCTGTTGATGAAAAATGCAACAGACTTTGATACTTGGGTCACAGAAACAGTAGGTGACCTAGAAAATTTTACTGGAAGCAAGTAGAGAAAATAAAGTCTCTACTTGAAAGATTTATTCAAGAGCAAGGAAGCATTGATCTTGAAAAATACTTGCGTATATGTGAACAATTAGGGCAAGAGCCAGATCCTTCAAAAATGCCGCTTGAAATTTCGACCTTTCCGGACGAGGTTCAAGTGGCTTTTTTTATGTTTAATTTATTGTCTGATAACTGGGAAGGAATGTCGGGCTCCTACATGGGAAAAGATTGGTCACACTGTGCACACTTGTTCTCAGTTTTCGAAATTGAAGATCCAAAAGTTACTATGTATTTTATGAAACTATATGAAAACATACTCATGACTCATAGAATGGAAGAAGCGGCTAAACAAAGAAAAGCAGACGAGCGAAAAAGACAAACAGCGGGTAAAACATACGCCCATAATGTAAGAGGATAATGGCTAAGAAAAACCAAGTTTTTATAGACGTAGTAATTGACGATAAAGGCACGACAAAACGTGTGGCCGTCAATGCGAAAAAGTTAGGTATTGAGCTTGACAAGGCCGGTGTCGCATCTGATAAAGCTTCTAGAGGTCAGGATAAGTTAAACAAATCTTCAAAAGACCTAGATAGAAATATGCGGGGAACCGCAAAAATGACGTCTAACGGCACAAAAGAATTCTCAAAAATGTCTCAAGGCATGGGAGGGCTTGTAGGTGTTTACGCGACTCTTGCTGCTCAGGTATTCGCAGTTAGTGCCGCTTTCCAGTTTCTACAAGGTGCGAGTGATTTTCGAAATCTAATTGCAGGCCAAGAAGCTTTGGGAGCTGTTTCAGGAACAGCATATAAAACAATTACAAATAGCATTATTGAAGCAACAGATGCACAGATAAAGTATGCAGATGCGGCCAGAGCCGCAGCTATCGGTAGTGCCGCAGGTCTTACTTCCACTCAGCTAACAGAACTCGGAGAGGTAGCTAGAAATGCTTCTTTCGCATTAGGAAGAGATTTAACAGACTCTTTTAATCGTCTTGTAAGAGGTGTGACAAAAGCAGAACCAGAACTTTTAGATGAACTTGGTATTATTCTTCGGCTAGAGACCGCAACAGAAAAATATGCAGAAAAGATAGGAGAGACTGCATCAAACTTAACTGCCTTTCAAAGAAGCCAGGCAGTAGCAAACGAAGTTTTAGAGCAAGGAGAGCGTAAGTTTGCAGCAATAGAAGCTTTAATGGACCCAAATGCGGCGGCTCTTCAGCAATTTGCAAAATCATTTGATGACTTATTTAACTCTTTTAAAGTAGGAGTTATAGAAGGTCTTACCCCCGTTCTTCAATTCCTTAGCAAAAACACTCTTGCACTTACAGCATCTCTTGCTCTCTTTGCAATCCCTATTATAAAAGCAATCATTCCGAACTTAGATGAGTGGAGAAAAAACTCAAAACTACTGTATGATGAACATAAGGAAGATGCTGCTAAATATATGCAGCGATCCCAAGAGCAGTCAGCAATATTAAAAACTCTTACTAATGATCAAGACGAACTTGAAAAGTCTACTAGAGCAACTATAGCGACACAAGGAAAAGCTGCAGATAAAGGCGGCCTAGGGTTTGTAGCAGGAGGTACTGATACTGGGCAGGCAAGGGCTGCTGCACGACAAGGTTTAAAGCAGGCAGAGGAGGATTTAAGAAAACATGGAGAAGTTAGAAACGGAATCTTTAAAGGCTTTACAGCAAAAGAAGTAGCTATTGCAAGAGCTTCTTATAATCAGAGAGCAGGTTTAGCAGAGAAGCATACCGCCCTAATAAAAAGAAAGTTAGATAGTATAGGAGTGCGTGCAAAGATTGTATTTAACAGTATGCAAACCACTTTTTCTAAAGCAATGGCGGGAATGACAAAAGTAGCCGCCGCTGGTGCAAGAGCAATTAATATAGCCATGAGCCTTGCAGGGCTTATTGGTGTTATTACAATGGTGGGTGCTGGATTAAAAGCTGTGTATGACTACTTTTTTCCTTTAAGCGAGGTGGCACAGCGACAAGCAGAGCAAATTGACAATCTTACGGACAAATATAAAGATCTAGGGTTTGAAATGGAAAGGGCTCGAGAAGCGAGAGAAACCTTAACTACGGGTTCTATGAGCGCTACAAATATTGGGCAAGTATTACAGAGTGTGGACGTTGCAAAGACTGTTGAGAATATAAATCAACTGGCTAACATGGTAGATAAAGGCTCAGAAGGCTTTGTCACATATAGAAATAGGCTATTAAGAGTGACAAAAGAGCTGTCTGAGATCGATCCTAAGTTTAAAGCTCTTGAAGACGCTGTGAAAGGGAATGCAGAAGTTAATAAAACTCAAGGCGAAGAAGCCATGAAACAAGCCGATAGTTTAATGGAGACAGGTGCAGCAATAAGTGGTCTTCCTGAAACTATTGGAGCTGCTGATAAAGCTTTTACATCGTTATATGCTACTCTGATCAAAAAGACCCCTATAGATACATTTTTAAACCAAGAAGAATTAGTAGTAAAAGGACTAGGGGAGACGAAAAAAGCAATACAAGACAATATTGAAACGATAGAGAAAAGACTTGAAATCGCGGCAGCAGCAAATAAGAAGCAAGCCGAAGCCGATGAAAAAATGATTAACAAAATGAAGATTCAGGACAAAGACGGTTATAGGAAAAAGTTTGCGTTAATGGATGAAGAGGAGAAAAAACAGTTCAGATTGACGCAACTTTCCGGGGCCAGTCATAGTAGGACTCGAGGTGAACAGATTGAAGGCACCATGACTAAGGAACAAATAGATGAACAAAACAAAAGAATAGAACAAGGCCGGAAAGAATTAACAGAAACCACAAAATTAGAAACGGAGAGGAGCGTAAGACAGGAAGCTTTTAATAGTTTAAAAACAGATCAACTATCAATTCAAAAATCCTTAACTGAACAGGAAATAAAAGCTACTGAAACACAGACTCGCGGTGTAACGATAGAGGGTAAATTAGCCAATCTGGATCTACAAAAAGTTTCAAATGCTAAGAAACTAAGAAAAGTGATAGAAAGACAACAACAAGCACAGACAGCCTTCAATAATAAGAAGCAAGAAGATAAGGGAGAAGCAAAAGAAGCCCTTGATGTAGCAAATCGAGACTTAAGACTAGCAAGAGCACAGTTTAATGTTCAGAATGATAAAGTGATTGCAAAACAAGAAGAATTAAGACTTGAAAAAGAGTTGCTCGCATTAAAAATACAGGAGATGAATTTAGCCAATGAAAATAGAGGTCTTCAAGCACAAATAGACTTGGAAACACAGACAGGAGGCGGGGGTTTTCAATCTGCTCAAAGTATTCGAGCCATGACACAGACAAAGCTAGAAAACGAAGTAGAAGCCGCAAAAGTAAGAGCCAAAGCCGCAGCCGCAGCCTTTGACAAGGCATACAAAGAAAAATTTAATGAACTCGAAGGAGAGGCGTTCAGAAAGGGAAAAGATGTAACGAATTTAGATCTAGTTGAGGATCTGGAGAACCAAGCGGAGGCATCAACAAGAGCTAGTCTAGGAGACCGCGTTAATGTTGCTGAAGCTGACGTAACAAACACAACAAATGCGTTAACTGCCCATAAAGAAACTTTTTCAACAATGATGAAGACAAATGCAGCTAGAATTGAGGCACTTAATTATCAAACTCAAAATTTTGCAATGACAAAAGAAGCAGAACTAGTAAACCAAAGAATACTTGAACTCAGAAGTAAAGGAGTAGACGTATCAGAAGAGCAAAGAGACGTAATGCTTCAGCAAGCCCAACAAGAAGTAGATATAGAAAGAAACTTACAGAATATGCAAGGCTTACGAGACACCTTAAAGCAAGGCATGACTGGGGCTTTTGAAAGTATGATTACAGGTGCCAAGAGTGCAAAAGAGGCTTTTGCTGACATGGCAAAATCAATGCTCATGTATTTAGCAAAGATAATCGCTCAAGAACTTGCACTGAAAGCTATTCGATCGCTGTTTGGAGGATTCTTTGCAGACGGTGGTGTATCTATGGCCTCAGGTGGTATTACTTCCATGGATAAGAAGAAACAATATGCAGGAGGGGGGTATACTTCTCCGTTAAGAAATTATAGTCGTGGAGGAATGGCAAGAGGCCCGCAACAAGGATATAATGCTGTACTTCATGGAAACGAAGCTGTAGTGCCCCTTCCTGATAACCGTCATATCCCTGTAGAAATGAGCGGAAGCATGGGACAACAGAACAATGTAACAGTTAATGTAAATATGGATAACTCTGGAGGATCACAAACTTCAAGTCAGTCTAATGGTCAGAATGCGGAAAGAATGGGAGCGTTACTTGCAAAGGCTGTTCAAGATGAGTTACACAACCAAAAACGTTCGGGTGGAATACTTAGCCCTTATGGAGCAACATAATGGCAATAGGATTTATAGCTTCAGGTAAATTATTTATACCCGACAAAACTCTTGCTCGAAACCAAGCCCCTCGTGTTCGTAGACAGGCCTTTGGTGATGGGTATGAGCAAAGACTCGCAGAAGGTATAAATAATATAGTTGACACTTTTCAAGTGAGTTTTGTAAACAAACCAAAGTTAGATGCAGACGATCTCGTAGCTTTTTTAGAGACGCAAGCAGGGGTAACTGCCTTTGATTTTACGTATCCCGATACAAATTCTACTTCGACAACTACTTCTGTTCTTGCTTCGGGTCCTACAGACAGTTTAACTCTGCAAATTACTTCTGCAAACTTTGACATTTCTGTAGGTTCAACAGTTACAGGAACAGGCGTGGATGGAACTCCCAAAGTTACAGAAAATCAAGCTCCTACAGCAACCATAATTGTTGATACAGAGCAAACAATTAGTAATAGTGTTACTCTAACTTTTACGAACCCAAACGAAAGAAAAATAAAAGTTGTATGTGAGAATTGGACAGTAAACTACTCTAACTCTGATCATTACAATATACAAACACAATTTAGAAGGGTATATGAGCCATGAGCGAAGATTTAGCAGTAGATATTGCAAAACAAGAGATTAATAGTGGCTACCTAGAATTTTTCGAATTACAAATAGGAGTGGATTCTGTTAGTAATAATACTACTAATATCTTGTATTTTCACGACGGAAAAAACGATAATTCAGACGATATAACTTACGACGGCAAAACTTATATAGCCCTTCCAATTCTTTTAACAGGAGTTGAGATAACAGGGGACGGTGCAATAGCAAGACCCACTATTACCATAGCCAATGTAGAGTCTTTGATAAAAGCAGGCTCTAAGTTTAAAACACAAATGGAAGATGGGACATGGAACTCTAAAGTTGATGGTGAACCAGTAGTAGCATCTACTTTTAAATTGGACGATTTAGTGGGCTCAACCTTGACTCGAAGAAAAACTTTAGAAAAATACTTAAGCAGTCCTACTATTGAGTTCCCAAGAGATGTCTACATCGTTGATAGGATACAGCAAAAAACAAACTTATTTGTTACTCTTGAACTTGCTGCTCCCTTTGACCTATCAGGTTTTAGAGTGCCCTCAAGAACAGTAGTTGGAAAATATTGTGGTTGGCAGTATCAAGCCGCACGGTCAGAAATAATAGCTTCTGACAGGAGAGGTGCTTGTGTATGGAAACAAAATAACCAAATAAATGATGGAACCAGCTCTTATAATCTTTTTGTAAATGAGCATGATGAGCCTATACTGCAACTTTCATCTTTGGGAACAGTAAATGCTTGGTCTAATTCAACTTCATATGCTTTGGATGCTTTTGTTACTAAAAATAACATATATTACCAGTCAAAA